TCAGAACGCTCTCGGTGGTGGAAACGCAACCACTTGGACCGGCTCGAATCCGCTCGGACTTGAAATCGTCGTTGACAGCAACTTCGCTGCCAAGACCATGATCATCACCAACGCTTCAAAGGCATTCGAGTACTACGAAAGTGGCACAACTTTGATGAGTGTTGAACAGCCTGCAACGCTTTCACGCCTGTTCTCAGCGCATTCGTATGTGAGTACGTTCGCCGCTGTGCCTGGCATGATTCGCAAGATCACTCAGGCCTGATCGGAGGTCGCTATGGCAGCGACTTACACACTTCAAACAGCGGTCATCGTTCCTGGCTATGTCACCGTTACAACGCTGACACCAAACGAAATCGTCGTCGGTGCATCCATAACCGTCGCGGGATGGGCCGTCGCATACAACGGAGTCAAATCTGTTTATGCGATGCCCCAATTCCTGCCGATCAATGTTGATACTGAAGGTCTTATCGAATATGACTATTCGTATCCGTTAGAGAACGCGGTCATGTGGGCCGAGTCCGAAACTCCGATGGAGTTGCAGGCGATCACCGGCACGATCACTTTTGACCAGACGTGCACTTGGATCACTGGTCCGCAAATTGCCACATATCTCGGCATCACGACAAGCGGTGACGAAACCGCTTTCTTGGTTCAGTGTGCAGCCGCGGCGAACGCGTTCTGTTTTCGTAGGCGTCAAGAAAGTTCGTACATAGATTCGCTTAGTACTTCACCTGGCGGAGATGTCACCCTCGGAACTTTGATGTATGGGTCAGCCTTGTTCCGTCAGCGCGGGAGCGTAGATCAATTCGCGTCGTTCACTGACATGGCATCAGCGCCCGTTGTAGGGCTCTCAGGGATCGTCAAACAGTTGTTAGGCATCAACAGACCACAGGTCGCTTGAGATGGCTTACACGGACTTTCTGAATGAGGCACTAGATGATCTGGTCACTACTCTCCAAACTATTCCGAACCTTCGTGTCGTTAATGATCCTCGCAATATCGCTCCACCTTGCGCTTTTGTGGATGCTCCATCCGTCGAGTCGTTCAACTACAACATCGTCAAAATGACTTTCCCCGTGACACTGATCAGCAACGGCCCAGGCAACCTAGACGCACTTCGCCAACTGTTGAATCTGACGTCTGCTTTGGTACTCAAAAATGTTGCGGTCATGTCAGCATCACCAAAAGTCGTTACGGTCGGCGGAGCAGATTACGCTGGATACGAACTCATCATCCCGATACAAGCACAGAACGGATAAATTAATGGATCGTTACATCATCAGTTCAATTCGAGTCGGCGAGATCGGCACACCTTTTGTCGCGTCACCGTCTGATGACATTGAGTGGTTGCTCGCTGGAGGTTTCATTCAGCGTTCCGACACCCACCCTTCCAAGAGTGCTAAATTAGCGACGAAGCCCGACGCGACCAAGAACACAAAGGATTGATCCGTCATGCCCACCTCAACAACGCTCTCCAACCCGGTCATCAAGTTCGGTGCCGTTGACTTATCCGATCAGTGCACCAGCGCCACCTTGACGCAGACGATCCAAGAATTACAGGCAAACGCTTTCGGTTCTACCGCTGTCGCGTATGTCGGTGGTTTGCAGAACAACACTTTGACGCTTGATCTGTACTGGTCAACTGCTTCATCGGAAACCTACGCAACACTCAAGTCGCTTGTCGGCACTGTCATTACGACCGTGACCATTCAAGGTTCATCGGCCGCAACCAGTCCAACGAACCCGCTCGGTACGTTGTCGGGCAGTTACTTGCCGTCGTTGCCAGTTGTTTACTCGCTCGGCGAATTGACAACTTGTTCCATCACCCTCATGGGCGGAACTTTCGCCTGGTCTGAAACCTGATCTAACAAACCCCGAACAAAGGACCCGACATGAAGTTAACGATCCGATTCGACATCGGTTACGGCTACGCCACGATTACGACAACGCTTGCAACGCTTGTTGCATGGGAACGCAAGTTCAAAATGAAAACCAGTGACCTTGCCGACAATTTCGGTATGGAGGACATGGCGTTCATGGCATGGCATTCAGCCAAATCACAGACCGAACACGGCCAGTCCATTCCGGTGGAGTTTGAGTCATTCGTTAACAAACTTGTGGACATTACGATCGTGAACAGTGAAGCGGGAAAAGTTATCCCAGCGGAAGTTTCCGCCACTCCCTAGCGCAACTTCTAGTCCTCACAGGGTACTTCCCAAATGAGGTAGAGTTTGATGTTGACGACCTCTCGACAGTCGCTGAAATCCTGAAGGAGAGGAACAAATGACGATCCAAGTTCAAGGACTCGAATCCACTTTGAAGGTCCTCCAAAAGATTCAGCCCGAAGTCAAAACCCAATTCTTTAAAGACGCTAAAAAGATTCTTAAAGTTGTAGTAGAGGACGCTAAAAGTCTGTATCCAACAGAGGACGCAACTAAAAAGAATGCTGGTTTTCCGTCTGGTCTGTCTCGTGCGTGGGCGCCAGGCGGACGACCGTTGTTTCCTTACTCGCAAGATAAAGCGGTCAAAGATGTCAAAATTGAGACGTCGCTATCTAAAAAGAAAGACGCCGTGCTAACCATTATCCAAAAAGATGGAGCCGCTTCGGTCATTGACTACGCAGGTACTAAAACAACCAATGCTCTCGGGAGGGCTCTTAATGGTTGGGAAACCAAACCTCGTGTGATGTGGCGTTCATATGAAAACAACGCTGGAGCCGTGGAAGCCGAAATGAAAGTTTCGGTTGATGAAGTCATGAAACGAATTAGCGCGTTACAGAAAGCAGTGTTTCTCTAATGGCTATCAGAATCCCCATTATTACGGACCTTCAAGACAAAGGGATCAGAGACGCCAAAAAGGCTTTTGGAGATTTTAAAACTTCCGTCAATAACGCTGAAGGTGGACTAAATAAATTTAAGGCTGGCTCTAAATCAATCTTTGACGCTGTACAAGCAAACGCAGTCACTTTCGGTGTTGCTGCCGGAGCCGCATTATTTTCTTTTGCAAAAGCGGGCGTAGACGCATTCCAAGACCTCGCATTATCGGCAGGGAAGTTCGCTGATGCGACAGGTCTGGCCGTTGAGGACGCGTCACGCTATATCGAAGCAGCAGGCGATATCGGGGTACCGATTGACAAAGTAGAAGTTGCTATTGGCAAACTAAACAAGACGATTGGTGCTGATCCGGACAAAGTTCGTGATCTTGGTGTTGATCTTGTATATCTTAAAAACGGTTCGTTAGACGTCAACGAAACATTTTTAAACACTATTCAACGCATCAAAGACATTAAAGACCCAGCCGAAAAAGCAAGAGTCGCCGCACAGTTACTTGGCAAGGGCTGGCAGGGCATGGCCGAACTTATCGAGTTAGGTGCCGACGATCTTAGAGCATCGCTGAACAGTGTTTCAGAGTCAAAAGTTATTGACGAAAAAGAATTAGCCAATGCAAAAGAATACCGCGACACAATGGACACCTTAAGAGGGGTATTTGAGGACATTTCACTTGCTGTCGGTCAACAACTTATTCCACTTTTAACCGATGCGGCTTCATGGTTAGAGAAAATTTCTACTTATAAAATCGGTGAAAACACTACCCTTGGATGGATTTTTAAATTAGGCCAATGGAACATTGACCGGACGTTGTATCCGTTTAAAAAAATAGCGGAAGCAGTCGAAGCAATAACGGGCAGTGGCAAAGATGCCGAAGTTTTACCCGAAACGATGCGAGCAGCCGCCGATGAAACAGATCGTTTTAATCGGGCCGCACTAAACAAGATTCCTGTAATCACTAATACTTTTGACAAACTGCGAAACAAAGTGGAACAAGTCGCAGTTGAAATGTCGGCAGATAGTTTTGAACGCTTTTATAGGGTACAGAAAAAAACTATTGACGTCATCAACCCCGACAAGATAGACAACTTTAAATTGAAGTTAGACGGCCTTGCTGGCGTCATGTCTGCCGATGCTTGGGAACGGTTTATGACCACCCTAGACGACCCGATCATCAGGATTTTGCCAGACAGATTAGAAAGAGTTCGAGTTGCTGCAAAAGATGTTTGGGAAGAAGTTCGGAACATTGACCAGGCTTGGAAAGATTTGACCGGCACGCTTGAAACCGATGTTGCTATTGATACCGCAAAAATATCTTTAAATGATTTGAGCGAAGCAGCAGCAAAAGCGTTTTCTACGGGTGCACAAGAAGATCTTTTTGCTTACCGTGAATTGTTGTTACAAGCCACCACTGAAATCGCTGATCTTGCCGAAGGCATGGATGACGCTTCGTCACGCCAAGTCAAAATTCTTGTAGACAAAGGCGATCTTGAAGGCGCTCTTGCTCTTATCGCGCAGATTAAAGCGTTCCAAAAGACTTACAAGAATGTCAGTGACCCGTATGCGGCTATGGCTGGCTTTGATTTGTCGTCGCTTGCTGGATTGGATTTCAGCGGTTTCCGTGCGTCGGGCGGTTTCGTGGCGCGCGGCGGTTCCTACATAGTGGGCGAGAAGGGTCCGGAACTGTTTACACCTGGCGCGTCTGGAAACATCACACCAAACAACGCTTTAGGTGGAGCCAGTATCACGGTCAATGTCAATGGTGGCGACCCGAACAGCATCGTCAGAGCACTCCAGCAGTATGTGCGCCAGTCGGGCCCAGTGCCCGTGAACACTAGGACAATGTGATGCCAAGAATTAATTTCGGAATATTCGTAACACCACTTGGCGGAAGTCGAACCGATATCACAGACAAAGTGTTTTCTGTTCAGGTCAACAATGGCCGTGAAAAGTATCTGGACACTTACTCAGGCGGACAGATCACTTTCACAATTAATAACGCCAACAATTACGCAGCCGGTATTCCGTATGGTTCGGAAGTTCAAATAACTAACACCAGTTTAGGTACTGAATACAACCTGATTTGCTGGGTGCAAGAAATCACATACGAGGATGCCCCAGGCGGTCAGGGGATTAACACTGCCACCATCACTGCTGTTGACTTTATGTCTCGTGCAGGTCGTCAACAAGTAAACAGTTTTTCAGTTTCGGAAGCCAAGACAGGAACACAAGCAGGTACATTCGATTCACCTGGCCCGTTACCACCTGCGATGAGTATCAACGTTGCCAGCCCCGGTTCATCAACTGCTTCAGCGATCACTTACACAGGCACAATCGGTAATTATCTCAATTTGTTACAAACGACAGAACGAGGCTATTACGTTATGCGAGGTACAGAGTTGTATTTTGTGGGCCGTGATCTTGTAAACACTTTTCCGATTCCTGCTGTTTCTCTTGCTCGCACAACATCAACAACAGCGATTGCTTACCAACAGTTCAGTCGAATCCAAAACGGTACACAGTTTATTAATCAAGCAACTATTTCGTCTACTGGTGTTGCAGATCAGACGGCTTCAAATAGCAGTTCGGTTACCACATACGGGACAGCGTTTTATAGTTCGCAAACTGTTGACTACAACGCTACGCAAGCGGTCGGTAACGCTGATTGGGTTGTCAATAACTTTTCTGACCCGTCTGCCTTACGGTTTCAGGTGTCGTTTTCGGATGTTGCACAAAACACGACGGCTTTAAATAGTTTTCTTACTTTGACTTGGGGCACTGCTAATCGCTTGATCAATTTGTCGTATACGTTGCCAGGCGGTTCATCAACAACGATTCCTGTTGTTATTGAGGGTCACCAGTTGTCGGTTACGCCTGAGCAGGCCGTGTTTACTTTGTTTTTGTCGCCGTTGACGTACTACCAGTTTTTTACGCTTAACTCATCAACTTTAGGTATTTTGGATACCAGTCGTCTCGGCTGGTAAAGGAGAAACAACATGGCTACACCACCTACATTTAGTTCAGGATCAGTCCTGACAGCAGCACAGATGAACAGCGTCGGCTTATGGCTTGTCAAGACTCAGACGATTGGTACTGGCGTTACTACTGAAACCGTCACAGGTGCTTTCTCAACCGACTTTGATAACTACAAAATTGTCGTGTCAAAAGTTGCCGTCTCTGCCACAGGAAGTTCAGCATTTCTAAAGTTTGGTGGTTCAACTGGATTCACATATTTTGCAAACGGTTGGTACATGACACCAACTTCTGGAACGCTGAACCCATTAAACTTTAACGCCGTAAACACTGGCATTTGGATTGGCATTTCGGGTGGAACAACATCGTGGTCTTTTGATGTGTGCAGCCCATTTTTAGCGTCAGCGACTAATGTCGTCGGTATGTCTGCTGGTTCAGGCGCAAATTACTACAACAACTTTGTGGGATCAGACAGTAACGCAGCATCAAGCACAGCGTTTAGTTTGACTCAAGCGACATCTAACTGGACAGGTGGCACTATTGCCGTCTACGGATACCGAAAGTAAAACCATGACCAAACCACTTATACAAATAGATGATCTTATTCGTGAAATGACAGATGAGGAATACGCTGATTATTTAGCAATTTACGGTGACCAGATTCCAGTGACCGAGCCATGAAAACT